AGGGACCCCGGGGGGTGGTCATGAACGCGCCAGCGAAGGGGGTGGGGGCTCGTCGAGGTCAGACCGAGTAAAACGCATCACCGCCACCGCCCACGAGGCGGTGCCAGCTGCCCGTGAACCCGTCGACCATGTCGTCCTTCACCCCCTGCGTCGGGAACGCCTCCAGCTGCGTCAGGAACTCATCCGTCCATGGGCGATCGAGCACGAGCACGTGGCCCTTCGATGCCGAGGCCGATGGCAGCTTCGCCCGCTGCACCTTGTCCTCATTGCCGTTGGCGCTTGCGCTCACGGAGTAGCCACGCAGCAGGACGCGGCTCCAGTTGTCGACCAGCAGGGCACCGCTCGCGCCCTTCTCCTCCTCGATCCATATCTCCACGTCAGTGCCGTCCAGCTCAGCTGTCGTGCGGATGGTCGCCTCGTGCTCAGCAGGCGTGCCCTTCACGTTCACCACATCGGTCACGATGGTGCGGCCATCGCTCAGCAGTGACTGCCTCACCCCTGCGAGGAAGTCGGAGCGGCGGCGCTTGGAGCCGGCGAGATCCCAGAAGCGAACGGTGCGCATCACCTCGCAGGGTGCGACGTCCACCTGCGGGATGGTGCCCCGCCTGAAGTACTCACCCGATGTCACGGCCTTCCACGAGCCATCGAGCCACATGCGGCGCGTGACCGGGTCGAGCCCGTTGAGCATCGCCCTGTAGCGGGGGTTGGCCTCGAGCAGCTTCGGGTTGTCGTCCAGGGTGCTGCGGATGAACGTCAGCGTCGACGCCACCGTGTCCCAGGGCATGGCCTTCTTCGTCTTCGGGTCGATGAACGACTCGGGCGATATCTCCCGCAGCTCCTTCGGCGAGGCTGCAACGTGGGTCACGCCGCCCTCGCGCAGCACGTACCGGATGACCCCGTCCCGCTCAGGGATCGGCAGGCCCGTCTCAGGGTCCAGCCACCACCCGATGAGCTTCTTCACGAACGACGACGGGTCAGGGTTGCAGGTGGCCCTCACCCGCAGCATCGCACCTGGGGGCGGCGGCCCGAACGGTGGGCGGAGACGGGCGACAAGCCGCCAGAAGTGCTCCTCGGGGAACTGGCAGAGCTCATCGAAGCCAATCCACGTGTACTGCGGGCCCTGGTGCGCCTCGAGGTCCTTCTCGTTGTAAATCTGGGCGAACTTCATCATCGCGCCAGAGGCGGCGCGGAACTCGAGGTGAGGGAACCCGCGGGTCTTGCCGCCCAGCACCTTGCGGTAGATCGGGACCGCGACGTCCCACAGCGAGCCAGAGCCCTGAATGGCGCCCAGCGTCTTGCGGAAGATGATGCCGCGGAAGCCTGCCCATGCGTCCATGTCGGGCAGCGGGTCGATGCAGAGACCGTACGATTTCCCGCCCCCGGCCTGTCCACCATAGATGACAATTTGAGCAGCAGACGCACACATGCGGGCCTGCGGGCCTGCCTGCGGCTCGATGACCTCCAGCTGCGGGCCCGGTACGTCACTCATCGGGCGTCGGCGGTGGATCGCGGGCCGGCATGCGAGCCACGGTCTCCACACGCCCCGTCATGGAGATGTCGACCTTCTCGATGAAGTCGCCCTGAGCCTTGGCGAGGTCCCGCAACGCTGCGAGGCGCACCGGCCACGGCGGGGCGATGTCCATCACGGCGTCGCCGACGACGACGGGCGCCGTCATCTCGCCTCGCGCAATCGCCGACCACATTCGCTGCCGCTCCTCGCGGGTCAGGATGCCAGGCGCCGCCGCGTGGGCCTTCGCAGTCGCGTCGGCGATCATCGCCTGCACGTCATCACGCTCGAGCAGCCTCGAGGCCTGCTCCGACCTCGCCTTCGCGGTGCCGGTGTACCCCGCAGCCTGGGCAGCCTCCGCACCGTTGGGGTTGCGCGTGTACGACTCGACGAACAGGCGCAGGCGCTGGGCGGGGATGTCTCGCACCCCCGGCTTCGGCTTCGCCTTCTTCTTCGCCTTCTTGCTGGCCATACGCACCACGATCACGGGGGCAGAAGCTCACTTCACGAACGGTGGAAACGAAGGCTCAGAGCGAGCGCTCGACTTTCGCCATGGCGTCGGCGACGCGGGTCGCGCGGCCCACGCCACGATCACGCCACGCCTCGCACAGCTCGACCGCAGCAACTCGCAGGCGCGACGACGACGACAGCGCATCACGGGCAGCGTCGTCGACGTCTTCGGCGTCGGCGTCGTCATCGAGCACGCGGTCCAGCTCGAGGCACCGGGCGCACTCCGCATCGAAGCACCTCACCGCGTGCGTGGCCTCAAGCCTCAGCCACGCCAGCGAGCGGCCCGACGACGGCGTCGAGCCCCCTGCCCGCAGCGCCTGCACCTCCGACTGCAGGACAGCCAGGGCGGCCTCTGCAGCAGCAGACCGGCGTTGCGCGGCGTGCATCGCCCGCTGGTAGCCACCCGATTGCGCCCGCACCTGTCGCCAGCCCGCATCCGTCGTGCGCCTCGCCACTGGCTGCTGCAGCGCCTTGCGCACACGGTCGTCGAGGTACCGGTACGTCCCTGCGGTCGCGCCCGACGTGTGCACGAGGCCTGCGTCGGTGAGCTCACGCATGGCCCGCTTCGCTGTCGCCGGCGACATCATGGCCCGGTCCGCGAGCGCCTCAAGCGTGGCGACAATGGTGCCGTCGCCGTCGATGGTGGCAGAGCACGCCGTAAGCAGACGCGCAGCCCTCGACGACAGTGCCGCGCGGACACCCATGGAAGAGACCGGCCCACCTGAGCCGGTCACTCCACCACTTCCGCCGCTACCTCTTCGGGTCATTCGTTGACTTTTCACGTCGTCACCTTTGGCTCAGCGAGTGTTTCCGCTTGGCGATGGTGAAGCGCGCGGAAGCTGCCTTCGCTGCATGGTTCGCTTTTCCAGCAGCGACTCACGCGTGGCCTGCCAGTCCCCACCACGGGCCGCAGCGCCCGCGATCTGCTGCACCTCCCAGCAGGACCACCCACCGCGCACACCGATCGCCTGGTTCGCAATCCAGCGCAGGCAGTCCTGCTGTCGACGCCACGTGCTCACGAGCAGGATTCCCTGCCGCTGCACCTCAGGCGACACGCCGAACTGCACGGCCATCGCCGCGGCCTCGAGCTTCTCCGAGGGAATCACGCTGCCTCCTGCTTCGGTGCTTCGTTGCCCACGACGGTCCACCCTTCACGATGCGCACGGCCGAACACCTCGAGGCGGGGACCAGAGCAAGCGCGCTCGATGCGCGCATACGCCTCGGCGGGTTTCTCGCTGTGCCGACCGCGCGGGGCCTCGATGACGCTGTCGGGCCGGTCGCGCGGAGCGGGCACGGGCACGTTGCCCATCGCGCCGAGCAGCAGCAGCTCATGCCGTTGGCGGGTGCGTTGCCCCAAGCCCACGTGCGGCTTGCCCGTCTTCGTCGTCTTCACCCACACCATCTGCGTCACGTAGCGGAAGCCCAGGTCGGCCATCACCGCGAGAGCACCGACGAGGTGGTTCGACGTCGCCCACATCCACAGCAGGCAACCGCGAGGGTCAGGCGCGCCCACCTCGGCGAAGTAGCGCAGATGCACCTCGACGATCTGCGCGTACGTGAGCACGGAGTAGTGGCGATCGGCACCGCGCTTGACCTTGCCGCCGCCCTTCTCCGCCCATGGCGGGTCGGTCGAGATGCAGCGGAACAGCACGCGCGGCGTCGGCTGAAACAGCGAAGGTTGAAGGCTCAGCACACCACACCCCCGTCGTCGTCGGCCACGGTCGGGTGACCGGCGGTGACGGCCTGCACGTAGCCGGCGTTGTCGAGGATGTTCGCGTCGAACAACCACAGCAGCATGAGGGCGAGGCGCTTGTCCGGCGACACCGCCAGCAGCTGCTCAAGGTACGCATCGGTCAGAATCACTGGAGAACCCCCGTCTTCGTTGTTTTGGTCGTTGTCGTCGACGGCGCAGCGCGCTCAGCAGCCGCCCGCATCAGCGCGAGCCCGCTCGAGTAGCCGGCCTCGTCGTTGAACACCTCGGCCGCGTCCTTCGCCTGCGCATCGAGCACGGACGTGACGATGCGGGCGACAGCGATGGCACCAGATGCGGGCCCCTGCGGGCGACGCCCAGAGCCGGCCTGCTGCGCGGGCTCGCGGTCCCGCTGCATCAGCCACTCCTCGAACGGCGGCATGTCGCGGCTGTTGCGGAGGTTTCGCCACTCGCTCCACAGCGGGTGTGTGCCGTTGGCGCTCGCGCCGCCGTCCTTCTCCCAGGCGAGCCGGACCTTGTTGGCTTCTGCTGCGAGGATGCCCGACCACCACGAGATGAGCGCCGACCCCGACAGGTCCCAGCCCTTGTTGAGCGACGACGGCCACACCCGGTCGATGACCTCGGCGATCGACGGCCTGCGCGGGTTGCCCTTGCCATCGAGCGCCCCATACCGGCTGCGCCAGACCTGCTGCAGGGTCACCACGCTGTCGGGCACAACCGACACACGCCCGTCGGGCGACTCCACCACATGGAGCGCGAGCAGCTCGTCCACGTTCTGCGGCCGACCAAGCAGGGCGCCCGCTGCTGCACGTGGAACGGCGATCTGCGCCCGGTACGCGGACCGGACCACAGCGGCGCTCTCGCGGCGCTCCAGGCGTTGCTCCGTGGATGGTGGCAGGTCCGGCTGGTCTTCAGCTTCGGGCAATGCCGGCGAGGCAACCGCGGGAGGGGGCGAGGGGCGCGAAGCGCTCTCACTCTCTCTTTCCTGTTCCCGTTCCCGTTCCCGTTCCCGTTCCCGTTCCCGTTCCTCTCTGACGTCCCTTTTGATGTTTGCGGGCGTCTCGGGGGACGTCCCGCTTCCGTCTCGCGGGGCGTCCTTCTGTTTCTCGCGGTAGCGCTTCTTCCGGTCGAGCTCTTTCGCTCGCTCAGTGAGCCCGCGGCCCGCGTACTCACACCAGCCAGCAACCACGAACACGCCCGCGTCGTCCTGCTCAAGCCAGCCGTGCTCGAGCAGAGCGCCGACAAACGCATCAGCGGGCCCCCGCCAGCGAGAGAGGTCGGCGACGTCGCGCGGACGCCATCGATGCAGAACGCCATCGGGCGCCTGCGCGAGAGCTGCGGTCCACAGCGCCACCAGGTGACCGACGGCCGTGACGTCTTCGACTTCGAGGTCCTGCGCGAGGTGACGGAGTTTGGGATGCAGCCAAATGCCGGCGTGCACCACTGCAAACAGTGTTGGGTCTTTCATGGGTGCCCCTTCGTCGACGACGTCGACGGGTTGCGGTTCTGGTAGCGGGACAGACGAAGGCCCGCCTCGCGGGCCTCGATGGGGTGGTCGCCGATCCACTGGTGACACGGACGACACACGCAAATGCAGTTGCTCTCGTCGAGAATCGAGCCGCCAGCGCTGCGCGCCAGCAGTTCGTGCACGTCTTGAGCAGGCCCGATGCACACGCGCTCGATGGCCGCCTGGCACCAGAGGTGCCGAGCCAGAAGACGCTCGACGAGCACGCGGCGACCCTCGGGCCCCGCGTACTTCGCCGCCATCTTCGCCGACCGAGCAGCCAAGCCCGACGTGCGCTTCATCGGTGCAGAGCGGGAGAGCCCGCCGCTGCCGGGGTTGATGGGGGTGCGCTTCACGGCGTCACCACCCTGAACTCAACGACCCAGACCCACGGCGACGCCGCCCACGAGCCCGCACCGTTGATGTCATCCCACAGGGACGCGTACGCCTGACGTGCTCCATGGCCCTCGAGCGGCCACGGCACGAACGCGGGGCGCAGGCCGATGACCTCGCCGTCGCCGTCGACGACGCCGACGTGCACCGTGACGCCTTCGGCCTCGGCGTCTTCCTCGCTGATCGCGTTGAGCCGTTCGACGCGAACGTCCTTCACCTCGAGGGTGATGCGCGAGGCCCAGCGGGGCATGTGGATCGATGGGCGCCACGGCGATCGCCTATTGGTCTGTCGGTCGAGCCGATCGGCCGCCCACGCCTCCGAGCCTTCGTCGGCGCGGAAACGGACTGACCCAAGCGGGGCGTTGTCGATGCCCGTCGTGAAGGCATGCGCCTCGCGCACCCACAGCCGATCACCGACAACGCCGTAGGGGGACGACCAGTGTGCGCGGTCCTTGCCTTGATTGCCGACGACCTCGCCGTCGTCGCCGGTGAGAATCATTCTGTTGTCGGCAGTCCACGCCGTGAAAGCGCGCGTGTCGCCGTTGTAGGGGTCGACGACAGCAGCAAACGAAGGCGGCTGCGGCTTCAGCAGCCGCCGCGTCTGCGTCTTGCGCCCCTCGAGGAGGGCGCGCACCATCGGTGCAGAGAAGAGAATCGGTCGCTCCTTCATGGCTGCTCCTTCGTCGTCGGCATCGTCGGCGGGGTCTTGGTGGTTTTGGGCACGCGCGGGCGGATGCCCTTCAACAGGGAGAGGTCGCCCACGTCGGGCAGCAGCTCCTCGTCCATCGAGCGCGCGCGCTTCGGCAGCAGTGGGCGAGTGTCGTGCTCGTCGGCCCACACGATGCAGGTCTTCGACTTCTTCACTCAGCACCGCCTTCCGCGCGGGCGCTCGCGGCCGTGCCGGCGCGCTTGCGGGGCTTCTTCGGTGCAGGCTTGCCCTTGGCGACGTCGTCCCACGTGCCGAGACCCAGCAGGTCGAGGGCGGCCGCGTAGTGCTCCTGGTCGAGGCGCATCACCTCGAGCAACACCCGGTAGGCCATGCGCTCGAGAGTGTCGGCGCCGTGCACGCGCAGGTGAGCGACGACCTTCTCCAGCGAGTCCTCGGCCTTCAGCGACAGCGCGCGGCGCAGAGGCCCACGGCCGTACGCCGAGCCGGCGACGAGAAGCGTCACCTGCGCCCACTGCTCTTTCGATGCCGAGGCCCAGCCGGCAAGCACAGCGCTCTGGACTTCGCGCAGCTCGGCCTCTTCGCGTTCGCGCAGCGCCACGGCCTCGGCCTGCTTGCGCTGCAATTCGCGGCGCATTTCGGCGCGCTTCTGCTCGGCGTCGCTGTCATCGCCCTCTTCGTCGCCCTCGTCGTCTTGAGCGGGCGCGTTTTCGGCAAGGAGGCGCGCACGCACCACGCTGTAGGTCAACGCTGGCAGCATCTGGTGCAGTGCACCCTTGTGGTCGATCGCCGTGATGAGCTGGCGCCTCTCGTCGTCGGTCAGGCGATGGAAGGTGTCGCCATTCTCAGCGACCTCGCTCCAATCCGAGGTGACCTGGCCACCGTATTTGCTCCACCAGCCCTTGGTGTCCTCCTGCGTGTAGAGCTTGCCCGCTGCCTTCGCGTCGACGATGCGGCGCTCGTCGACGGCCCGGCCCTTGGCGTCCCAGCAGGCGGCGTCCAGGCAGGAGTCGTCGTCACCCATCGTCGCGAACAGCGAGCCCTGAGCCCCCGTCCGGCGCGGGCACTCGGTGCAGGCGACGGCGCCCAGCTCGGTGTCGAGGATGTTGAAGCGCGCGCGCTTGAGGCGGCGACCGGTGCTCTCGATCGCGTGCTCAATGGCCCGCGGACCGGGGTGGTCCGACTGCTCCACGAGAGCCGCCCAGGTGGCCTCGTCGAACTCTGTGAGGGCAGCGACAGCCTCATGGCCCGCTCGCCAGTTGCCCGCCGACCCTTCGCCGAAGAGGCCGACGGCGACGCCTGAGTCGGCGAGCACCTCGATCTGCTCGACCGGCGACTCCACCTGAGCGAGACGTACGGCCGCAGCCAATGACAGGTGCCCCTCGGCGACCAGGCGGCGGGCGAGCGGCACCAGACGCTGCAGGCGCAGACGCTGGCGGACGTGGGTGGCACTGCGGCCCACCATGGCCGCCACTTCGTCGATCGAGCCAGCAGAGGCCAGCAGGCGCGCGTAGGCGTCGGCTTCCTCGAGCGGGGGCAGGCCGTCGCGGTCCCCGTTCTCCTTCAGGGCCGCGGCGATGGCGTCGCTGTTGCTGAGCTCACGGACGAGGCACGGGACCAGCTGGTCCAGGTCCACTGCGCCGGTTTCGTCAGGCTCGACCAGAGCACGGCGGCGGCGGTTGCCGGCGATCACCTCGTAGGCGTCTCCAGTCGGACGAACGAGCAACGGCTGCAGCAGCCCGCGCGAGCGGATGCTGGCGACCAGTTCGGTGTGTTTCACCGGATCGTGGGTGCGGCGCGGATTGTCGGCCCATTCGATAAGGTCGCGGAGGGGGATGGAAGCGAGAGCAGAAGACATAGTTTTACCGTTCGCCTGCTCAGCAGGCGTGAAGGGTTCGTTTTTGGTGGTCCGTCCTGAGTCCGTTCGGCTCAGGATTCACGGCAGCGCAGCACACGGGCCACGCCGCGCACGGCGCCGCATGCTGTGGCATCACAAAGCCGTGCGGCTGGGATTCTTGCGTTGTATTGCCAACGCCGCTACGCGCACGTCTGTTCTTGGTGGGTGCGCCATCCTCCGATTCTGTGGCGATACAAAGCCACTCTAGAGACTCCGAAGTTTTCACGGTCCGCCCTGAGTCCGCCCGGTTTCGGGGCTCGCGCTTGTCGACGACAAAGCCTGCTCGATGGCCTCAGCCGCAGCAGGTGCGAACGGCGCGACATGCGCGACGGCCTGCATCAGCGGGAGCGCAGACGGGTCGGTGTAGAACCCGGCGATGCCAGCACTGTGGCCAGTCAAAAAGTCGCGGACTTCAGCCACCACCCCCGCACGTGCAAGTTCGGTGGAGAAGCCTTTGCGGAAGGCGTGGTTTGGACGCTGAGCCCAGACGGCTTCTGGCACACCAGCGGCAGACCACGCCTGGCACAGTCGCCGCCGCTTCGCCTGCTCGCTCGCCTCGTGTTGGCGCGGCACCAGAAGCTCGCCAGCTGCGCGGCCGGCCACCAACCGCGACAGCACCGGGAGCAGCACTGGGGCGATCGGCAGCAGGCGCCCTGCCCGCTCCTGCTGGCTCTTTCCCAGCTCGCCGCGGAACGTCAGGACACCGGTGGCGAGCTCGACGTCGCCGACCTGCAGGCGGTCGACCTGCGAAACGCGCAGGCCGGTGCAGCGCTCGAGGGTCGCCACGAGCACGTGGTAGGCGATGCCTCGGTTGCGCAGGCGCTCATCGGGAACGGCCAGGGCGGCGATCGCAGCGTCCATGTCCGCCCACGTCGGCGCGCGCGTCGGCGTCCGTGGCGAGCGGATGCCGCTCAGCTCGGCGAGCTTGCGCGGGCGGGGTGTGACAGCCTCGTGGTCGTCGTCGTCACCTGCCCACGCCCAGAAGAGCTGCACGTGCTCAACGGCCTTGCGAATTGCATCTTCACTGCGGCCGCCGCGGCGTGAGCTCTCAGGCGTCCGCAGCCACGCGAGAAACCGCGTCAGCGCCTGCTTTGTCAGCACAGCCAACGTCAACGGCGCCGTCGACGGCGTCGTCTCCTCGATGAACCGGCGGAACAGTTCGAGCGAGATGGTGCGGTTGCGCGCGGTTCCCGCAGCCTTCGTCATCTCGACGTGGTCCAGATAGGCGTGCATCGCGCTCACGAGCGTGGCCTCTTCCGTTGCTCGAGGAGGCTCCCAGTCAAGGCCGCGGGCGACGAGGCCCTCGACCTCGACCTTGAAGGCGTCTGCCTGGGCTGCCGTGGGGAAGCCGCCACGGCTCCGCTCAACACCTGTGACGGGCGAGGTCCACGAGACGAGCCACTTTTTTCCACGACGACGACGGAACGCCATGCACATGCCTCGAAAAACCACGACGACAGCAACGTCGCGTTCCAGAAGTAGCGGGGCTTCACGGCAGTCCCGCGGTTGATCCACGCCTCGCGCACATGCGGAGAGGCCATCAGGTCACGCATGAACCCGAGCGTTTTCACGTCCAGCGAGGCCATCGCTTCGGTGTGCGTGAGGGTCCAGAGGTTCGCCTTCGTCATCGACGACGGCGTTGTCGTTGCGTTCATCCTCCCACCTCTTGAGCAGAGAGGGAGTAGACGTCGTCGTCGAACGGCAGCAGGAACCGCGCTGCGTAGATTGCGTCGTTCCAGTTCTCGGCGGGAACCTCGCAGGAACGCGTGCTATTTGGTCGGCTGATGGCGACGAGCCACCGCCGAGCCGTCGGCGCCACGACGGTGTCGCGCATTGCTTCTGTGATCCCGTCCGTCATGCAGTCTCCTTCAGCAGGCGGCGCGCCTGCTCTCTTGCGATGGCTGCAGCAGCGGGGCGGACCCACGTCGTGCGCAGCAGTTCAGTGAGTGCGCCGTCGCTCAGCGTGCGCTCGGCGCCGTCGGGTGTGCGCACCAGCCACGTGCGGGCCGGGGCCTCGATCACCGACCAGCCAGGCACCACGCCGCAGCTGGGCCATCGCAGTTGGGTGCGGTGTCCCAGCGGGCGGCCCGCCATCAGGCAGTCGACGAGCTTCGCGACACCGCGCAGGTCGTTGTCGTCGAGGAGGCGCTTCATTCCCATCGCCCCTCCAGTTCGCCCATGCGCTGGTAAAGGCGAGGCGCCTCCCCCGTCGGGGTTTCCTCGAGGTAGAGCGCGGTCAGCTCGGGCCACGCCTCGACGAGCTTCGCCCACTTCGGGTGCTTGGCCGCGACCTCGTGAAGGCGCGCGCGCCACTCGGGCACAGCCTCGAGCAGGCGATGGCACCGGCCGAAGTCGTCGGGGTCGTACGGGATGCTCGGAGCAAAGCGCATCCGCGAGCGGGCCTCGCCAAGCACATCACCTTCAGCGAGCACGCAAAACAACGTCAGCGACGACATCCCCGTGTCGGTGCCGCGCAGCCAGCGTCGTGCGGCATCGGTCGTCGCGTTCGCGGCCGCGATCTCGGCTCGCCACGCTGCGCCAGATTCCTCCGACGTGACAGCGAGGGTGGCTCCAACAGCTGATGCGATCCCGGCGTCGAGGTGTGTGAAACCTTCGTCAGTCCACGCACCGACGAGGCCGACGAGGTCGGAGGCGGGAATGGCGCCGACGACGAACACGCCGTGTTTGTTGCGATGGACGGTGTAGCCGCTCATGGCGCCGTCCGTTCTGCCGAGCGGGCGGCGACACGGGTCATCGACGTGACCTCAGCGTCGATCGCACCGGGGCGGGTGGGGTCGTCGACGCCGTCGAGGATCGCCGTGATCACCGCGACGCCGACGCCGGGCACGCCGAGCTTCGTCGCCGTCGCTGCGAGCCGCAGCACCTGGTCTGCGCGCAGCTTGGCGCGACCGAGCGCAGGCCCACCGTCTTGCGTCCGACGCAGGCCGAGGTCAGCGCGCACCGCCGAGTAGACCGACTGGTACGAGATGCCTCGCTTCCCGCAGTACTGGCGGATCGCCGACGTGATCGTCCCGACGGCGGCATCGATGCGTCGACGGCTTTCGCGAGCCTGGACGCCGGCGCGCGCGGCGCGGTCGGCGACGAGGGCCGCTTCGTTTGCTCGCTCGAGCGCGAGGGTGCCGACGTCGATCGCCATGTCGACGCCGGCCTTGTGCTCCTGCACGAGAGCGCGGACCTCAGCGACTTCGTTGATGGATGCCCGCAACGCCCCGGAGAGTGCATCGAACATCTGCAGCATCTGCAGCGCACTGCCGGACCCGGGTGCCATGGGTGCCGTGATCGTGTCGGGCACGCCGCCGCTTCGAGGTGCGCCACCCGATGCACGGTCATGATCACCTTGCATCGACACCATGCCCCCGGACAGGCCGAAGTGGCGGGCGAGAGCATCGTGCGCCTCAAGCTGGAACGTGGTCAGCTTCGCCACGACAGAGTCCTCGACGCGGCTCGGGTCGATGGTGGCCAGCCACATCGGCAGCGAGTCGAGCCGGATGGCAAAAGTCTCTTGGTGACGTCCTGCGGAGTCTCGAACAGCGATCATCGCTGTTCGAGCCCATGGCTTTGCAGTGAGCTTCACGCGCTGCGCATCCGGGCTGATGCCGAGCAGCAGGCAGAACTTCTTGATGGGAGCCCAGACATGACCGTTGTGCGCGACGGCCCAGACCGAGTCTTCGCCGATGGTAACGGCCTCAACGGCCGGGATGTATGACGTGGTTTCCTTCATTGCTTCTCCGAGGGGCCTGCGATGCGCAGGCCGTTGGTGAGGCACTCCGCGAAACGCTGGACGCCCTCGAGGGCGGCGTCGGCAGCGTCGCGGTGTGCGGCTTCTGTCAGGGACAGGTTGACGAGGTCGTGGTGGACGCCGACGCGACGAAGCGCGGCCCAGCCCCACCGTGTGAGCATCGAGCGCATCATCGGAGGCCCCCAAAGAGGTGGGTCTCGAGGAGCAACGCGCGCGTCTGCAGCTCGCGGATGGATGCCAGGGCGTCGTCGCGGATCGACTCGGGCGCCGTCGTCGGGTCACGACGGGTGACGCCGAGCGCATCGGCCAGCGCCAGCAGGGCGTTGCCCCACGCGCGCAGCACATCCTGCGACGCGTGGGCTCGAGCGGCAGCGCGGAGGTGAGCCTCGCGCGCTGTGCTCAGGTCGGTGAGCAGGCGATCGACGAGGGCCACGGGCACGAGCACGTGGTCGGCGCCGGTCGTCCAGTCCTCGATGCGCCGCCGCAGCGACGCCTCGTCGAGGGGCTCGTATCGGTGGTCGGCCGCGCTCATGGCTGCACCAGGCGGCCAGAAGTGGCGGTGCCGCCCACGCGACGGCGCGTGTGCATCGGCGCGATCACCGACTGGCTGCGCGACGCGGCCCACTGGCGCACGACGGAGGGCACAGCGCGGAGGCCGGCGTCGCCGAGGTACAGCACGGGCACGCCGGCGATGGCAATGACGCGGGCGAGGTCGGCGAGGTCGACGCGCAGGAAGCGCGCAAGCTCGGCAGGGCTCCAGAGCTCTGCCTCGGGCGTTGGTGGTGGTGTGATCGTCTGGTTCACGTTGTCGTCTCCGTCAGGTCGTTGGTGGCGGGTGTTGCGTTGGCGGGTGCTCAACAGGGCAAGGAGTCGTCGTCGGTGGGGCGCTGGTCGAGGTCGGCCTGCTCCCAGGTGCGCTCCGTGCGGTCGCAGATGGCCAGACCTGACGCGCGCTGCGCGGTGGGCAAGGTCATGGCGAGGGCGCGAGCGGTGGACAGCTGGCGGCGGCGGTGGATGGGGTCACCGGGGTCGTTGGCGAGGGCCACGCGGATGGTGGCGAGGGCAGCGTCGGGCGACGGCGTCGGCGTCACCGTCGGCCCGCCTGCGGCGCAGATCGCCTGCAGGCGAAGCAGGCCGGCCTGCAGCGTCTGCTCGTCGGTCTTCTCCAGCTTCGGCCACGACGAATGGCCGAACGCCTGGTGCAGGGCGTTTGCGCGCGTCTGCACGTGAGCGGCGGACCGCGCAGGCCAGTGGCGCTCGAGGAGCCCGTTCACCTCGCCGACGAGGCCACGAACGCGGCTGCGGTTCGTGACGGCACCGAACAGCGACGCCGTGCTGCGCTCCTCGAATGCAGTCGGGGCGACGGCGCCAGCGAGGGTGTTGTCGACGACCCGGGCGAACGCGGCGAACACGCGCCCAGGCGTGAGCGTAAGTGTGCTGCCGTGGCAGATGTCGGTACGGTCCTTCTCGACGACGGCGACGACGCCGAGGTCAGGGTCGCGGCGGATGGTGAGGTGCAAAGAGGGCTCGAACGCGATTTCAGCTTCACCGCGGACCTTGGTGCCCACCTTCACGCTCTCGCGCTTGCCGTTGACGTCGACGGTGTCGACGTAGTTGTCGGCGCTGCGAGCGGCGAACAGCAGGTGCACGCGGGCGTCGCGGAACACCGCCGACCACTCGCGGTGCCAGACCTCCTTGACGCCGACCCAGGCGGACGGGCCCTCGAGAACCTCGATGCCGCGGGCCGCGCAGTAGGCAGCAGCGGTCTCCTCCCAGAGGTGCGTGAGCGAGTCGGTCACGACGATGTCGGCGCCGCCAGCCTCAGCCCGGGCCACAGCCTCGCGCCAGTCGGCCAGTGAGCGCGTGGCGCGCACGACGACAGGCACGCCAGCGCGCGCGAACATCGGGACGAGGAAACGGCGGGCGTTTTCGGTGTCGACGACGACGACGGGCTTGGTTGAGCCGATGCGATGCCACAGACCGATCGCCAGCTCGGCGAGCGTGTGTGTTTTGCCGACGCCAGCGAGGCCATCGACGCCGATCTTCAGGTAGGGGTGGTCGTTGCCCAAGGGCGCGAAGAACCCGTCAGCGCAGGCAGCTGCGACGACGCTCGCCACGTCGACAGGGGGCGCACCACTGCCGACGTCGCCACCGCTCGCGCGCGCCCGCTTCGGCGCCTTCTTCGTGGCTTTGGAGGTCTTCTTCGTCGCGAGCTTCTTCGTCTTCGTCGTGGTCGTGGTGGTCGTCATGGTGCTGCCTCGCCGTGGTGTGGTCGTGCGATCGTGGGGCGTGCTGGAGCTGCTCACGCAGCGCGCGGTGGTTCGTCGGTGTCGGTGTCGGTGTTGGCCGCGGTGGGCTCGGCCTCGGTCTCGGGCTCGATCTCGACCACGCCGGTCGGGCCGCCCCACATGCCGTGCGAGCCGCGCATCACCGGGTCGACCAGCTCGAGCCGCATCGGGCGCAGGACGCTCGCGGGCTCGTTTGGCAGGGTCGCCCACAGCCGGCCCGCGCAGATGTTGCTGACGGTTGCCTGCGACAGCCTGAAATGGGCGGCGAGGGCCCGCTGGCCGTAGCCGATAGCTGCAGCGTCACGAATCTGTTGCACCTGCTGCGGCGTCAGCTTGGCGTTCCCGTTGGTGTTCCCGTTTTTCTTCATCGACGACCTCCACCCATGGCGGTTTGGGCCGACAGATTCAGGTTGAACGCTCGACTTTGCGGCCGAGATCCGTGCGCTTACGTCGTTCAGTGGTGCCCTATCGCACGGGGAATTATCGGACGGGGTCGGGGCGCCGGGGGCTGCTTCGTCGCGGCCCTTCACAGAGCACCAGCCAGGGCGAGGGCGGCCGAGGGCTGCGACCGGGCGAGGCGGCGGGCGAGCCGCAGTGCGACGCCCTGCCCGGTGACGGTCACAGCAGCGACGATGGCGCCAGCCCAGGTGCGGGCCTCGATGGCGTAGCCGCGTCCGGATGCGCCGGCAGCAGCGACGACCGTCACGGTCACGACGAGGAGGTCAGTGGTCCAGCAGCGAATTGTGGGGGCGTGTGCGGTGTTGTTCATACGCCAAGCGTAACATACGCCCGGCGTATGCGTCAACCGTATATGCGCTTGGCGGTATCGACGAGCGCAAGTTCGGTGACTACGCTTGGCGGATATGCAAGCCACCGCCGACATGTCGAAGATCAGTCCCGCACGTCGACGCGTCCCGCCTGTAATGCTGCGCACCGCGCGTCAGCACCGTGGGCTCACGCAAGAGCAGCTCGCTCAGCTGCTCGATGTGCGGATGGCCACCATCAGTGAGCGGGAGAACAGCGATGTCGGGGTGAGCTGGGAGATCTGGGTTGCCTGGGCCAGTGTCCTTGGCCTCCCGTCGGACTGGCAGCCAAGCCAGCCTGTCCCGCCGCCGGACAAAGATGGACCTGAGCACGACTCCTGAGCCAAGGTCCGCCCCCGGAGGTCCCATGCGTCTCATTTCCACTAGCCTTCTTGGGCTGCTTTTGCTGTTTGCTTCGTGCACTTCCGTCCAAACACGCACGCAGGGAAAGCTCCTTGTAACGACCAGTGCCGACGCTGTTCCTGAGCAGTTCGCGATCGAAGTCGTCGAATCACACGACCTGAGTGGGCTCGCCGTTGGCTGCTGGCTGACCGCCATCTTTTACGGCGGCGCCTGCTGGGGCTACCTGGGAGCGCCGTTTGATAATCAACGGAGCGACGCAACACAGCACTTGATGGAGCAGGGACGTGTCATTGGTCAATGCGTCGACGTCGTGGACGTCAGTGTTGCGACGCTCGGATGGGGCTTCACACCACGCTCGGCGATTGTGCGAGACCTCGCGGGTCGGATGCTGCCGCCAAATGAGGTGAGGACATTGTGCAGTCCGAGGCGCAAGACCACCGCCCCGGTAGAAAGTAGTGAAGCGCTCCGCTCGCCAGCGTCGACGGAGGGAGCCGCTGAGCCGGCCACTCCCGCTGCCCCGGCGGCCACCACTGAAGACCCTGCAGATGCCGGCGTTGCGGGTTTTGGTGGACTGGGATGGGGCTCCAGCACCGCCGCATTTCTTGAGATTTACAAAGACGCTAAACAATCCGGCGAGTACTGGACACTCTCGGGCCCCGTTGCTGGGTTGGGCGCATTGACGCTGTTTCGGTTCGTTGATGACCAACTCGCTGCAGTTGTCGTCGTCTTTACTGATGATTTTCAGAATAAGACAAACTTCCTGTATGAGCACGAGCGCATCCGAAAACTGCTTGAAAAGAAGTACGGGAGCCCAAACACGGCGAGCCGCGATATCTGGACCGGCGACGGTCTTTACAGGGAGACGCCCGGAGAGTGGGGGATGGCTGTCGCCACTGGCCGACTTTCACGGTGGTCGGTTTGGGAGCTGCCAGAGACAGAGATTGAACTGGGAACGAAGGGCGACAACTTCAAGATCACCAACAAGATCGTGTACCGGAGCACAAGGCTGAAGAGCCTGCTGCAAAAGCAGGAGCAGGCCAAAGCCCTCGGTGGACTCTGACCTTCGTTCCACCTGGAACGCCCCGCAGAGGCCAGCCCAGCGGCTGGCCTCGGGCGGTGTGGTAGCCGCCGCAGCTGGACTTCAGTGATCCGGCAATGGCCGCGGCCGTTTCGCTCGGCGGTGTCCTCGGCTATGTTGGCCGGGATAGGGGGGGCGATGCACTCGATCAGGCCGATCATCCAGCGAAGCGAGCGCCTGTGCCGCGGATCACAACCGGGCGGTCGCATGGATCGGATCACACAGGCGTTCAGTTGTGAACGTACGCAAAAATGAGTACGACCCAAGTGCTCACGCTTCAAGTCGACGGTCCGGCTGCCGTTATCTACGGCGTACCGGAGTGGGTTCAGGAGAAGGCCCGCTTGACTCCAAGCCGAGATGTCATCAGTGCGCTTGCCAAACTTGTCGTATTATCAAAAAACTCTCTTGAAGCCGTTGGAGGCATGTCCTTTATCGGTTTCCCACTTCGCGGGCGTGCAGGTTTCTTTGAGGTTCGCGTCAACGGAATCAGATTTTATGGGACGCGCGTCGCTACACTGCAACCAAATCCGCCAAAACACCTACAGGAGAGGGCGCTCCTGATCTTACTGGGCGCAGAGAGCAAAGCAGGGAAACGCTCAGCAGACAGCGCTCTCTTGGATGCCTGCACGGCACGCCTAAAATCGGCAGCGTCGGGAATTGACGCAGTCAAAAACAACAAAGGAATGCAACCATGAACAATCGTGATGTAGACGCTTCCGGTCTTTTGAATGGCCTTTCTGAGGCTGATCAGGCTGATGTGCTCGCAGAAGCGAATGTCTTGGATTTTCTCATCCAGATGAAAGCCCTCATGGCCGCTCAGGGCGTGGGCGCCCGGCAGCTTGGTAGGAATATGGGGGCCGCGCCCGGCCAGGTGAGCAAATGGCTCCGCGCTGCTACTGGCGTCAACGCCAAGACCCTTTTTAGAATTGCTGCTGCACTTGGCTACAATTTGGAACTCAAGCTCACACCAATCAAGCCAGCAGACAACATCGTCTACCTGTCCTCCCATGTGCAAACCATGACTGCAAAAAGGCAGCAGAGCAGCGCATACACGAAGGCACCGCTGGTCTACAACGACAACGTGGAGATTGCATGCTAGCCGAACTCGTCGCGGCATCAAAACTGGTGTCGATCGATGTCGTTCGCGTTTACTCCGAGCGGCAGCACGGGGACGTCACGTCGGGCCCGATCGACTGGTCGGCGCCCGACGCACTCGTCGACGTGCAGACCCACCTAGGCACTCCAGCCGTCTTTGCAGATGACGGCATTGCATTTATCTGCGGCATTAAATGTGAGTGGCGCTCTGGCGACAACGACAGCAAGCGAATATTAGCCCACGTCGACGTGTCTGTTCGTATTGCTTATGACTACAGCGCTTACACAGGAATCAAAACCGAAGCGCTCATCGGCGAGTTCGGCGTGCGTGTCGCATCGCATCAGTCGTGGCCATTTCTACGTGAACGAGTGCGGACAATGAGTGCTGAACTCGGAGTTCCGCCGCTTCTGCTCCCGCTCAAGCATCTCGCCGCCGAGAAACCAGTCCCCACGAGCGATCCAACGCGGCTACCCGATAAGTAGCAGCTGCCTTCCGACGAGCGTGTTTCCCGCGCTCGTCGTTGCTGTTGCGGTCACCTGGTAGAGCGTGCCCACAGTGCCGCCGACGATGCGCTGCCGGGTGATGCTGCCCGACGACGACGACGAACCCGACAGCATCGCAGGCACGCTGGCGCCGCCGTCGATGGCGATCGACCAGGTGGCGGCCGTGATGGTCTCGCCTTCGTCGAGGTTCGCGGCGAAGTCGAACCCATAGACGCGGCTCTCGGCGGCGTACTTCTCCCACTTCGTCGTCGACAGAGCCATCACACCACCTCACAGATTGTTGAGCGGCCCTCGACGAAGGCGACGACGGCGCGGCCCTCGACGACCACACTCGCGGCCCTGCCCTCGATGCGCTCGAGCACGCTGCGGCCCTCGAGCTCGCACAGCACGCCACGCCCAGGCACGCGCAGGACCTCACCGCCCGTCAGCACGACAGGGGGCGCCGCCGACGGCGCGAGCCACGCCAGGGCCCACGGTGTCAGGCCCCACGGTCCGCCCCACATCAGCCGGCCATGCCAGCGAACGTGGCGATGAGCACGCCATCCTCAGCGCGCTCGCTGGTGAGCACATAGCGAGCGCCGTCGACGACGGTTTCCGTTGCGTCGTCGTCGACCTCAGCTGTCCCGCCGCCAGCGTTGCCACCACTCAAGCGAATCGTCTTCATGTCCTGCTCCGTGTCAGAGGTAGTAGCCGTCGATGGCGACGGTCCCGCGGAAGAACTGCAGCGCCGTGGCGGTGCCGACGGGCATCTTCAGGACCACGTGCACAAAGGTGCCGGGAAACGCTGCCATGCCGATGTCGTTGTCGAAGCCATCCTTGAGCGCGCCGATGGCCTCGCCGACAAGGAACGACTGCGAGCCGAGGAGCTTGCGCTTCGGCGATACAGTGCCGACGGCGTCAGCTGTCGCGAGCGAGACTGCAGTGGAGCCGGTGGCGATGCCCCACTGAAACACCGTCGGGGTGGTCGCGATGGCGGCGCCCTCGACCCATGTCTCGCCAATGCGGACGCCCGTGATGTGGAGCGTTCTTCCCGCAAGGTTTGCCGTGCCTTGAGGCACCTGGAACCCAAAGAGCGCGTAGTCCGTCTCAGCACCGGCGGTCGCAGCGATGCGCCACTGCCCGCCGAACGTCGTGTACGACGCGCCGGTGTTGCTCAGCGTTCCCGTCGCCGGGATGGTGCTGTTCACGCTGTTGCTGGTCTGAGCGGGGGCCACCCCGGCCTGCGTCTGGTACGACCCGCGGCCCATCGCCGCCATCGTCATCCAGAACGACTGGTTGATGTTGGCGTCGCCCAGCGCCGAGCCGATGTAGCACAGCTCGATGCGACGACCAGCGCTCGCGGTGAGGCCCGTGGGCACGTAGGTGCGCGCAAAGAACGGCTGCGCCGATGACGACATCGGGGCGCCCTGGCCTGCAGGGGTCGACACGTCGGCGACGAGCACGTCGTTGCACCAGAATTCGACGCTGTCGTTGTTTGCCGCGATGACCCAGTGGTTGACCTCGGCCGGGTCGTAGAGCCCGACGCCGTCTCGCGAGTGCACGTTCGTCATCGTCAGGGTGGCGGGGGTCTCGACGCCGCCGAAGTTGAGCACGGCCTGCAGGACGCCACTGCCGTTGCGGCGGATGAACACGCCGTCGGTGGGGACAGCAACGCCCGCGTTGGGGTAGCCGAACCCCCACTCACTGATGGCGTTCGTCGCCGACGGGTTGCCCTCTCGCATCCAGATTTCGAGGTAGGTGGGGAAGGAGCCGAACAACGGGACGGTGCGGTAGCTGACGACCTGGGCGCGGTTGGTGGCCGCGGTGGCGTTGCCCGAGTTCAGGACGAAGAACCCACCGGCCTGAGCACCCGTCATGCCGCTCACGGCCTGCTGCAGCACGTTTCCGTGCGGGATGGTGCCCTCAAAGGACACGTCCAGCATTGGCGTGTCCATGCCGACGCGCGCGCGGAAGTCGGCCGTCACCTCGCCGCTGCGCATCGTGCGAAAGCCGCGAGCCGTGCCGTCGTCGACCTCGCTCACGCTGACCGCAAATCCGGACTGCTCTGCCGTGTTTGGCAGGTTGACCTTCGCCGCACCGTTGCCGTCGTCAGCGAGTTCGCCGGCGACGCCTGAGAGATAAATCTTTGCACCTGCCATTGGTCAGACTCCTGTGACGAGAAACGTGTACGGCCCGCGGGCCTCTGGCGTGGTCGTGGCGACGAGGGTGAAGCCGACGCCGTCGACGACGTTGGTGATGAGCGCAGACATTTCGAGGAGACGGATTTCGTCAGCGTCGACGCCGGCAGACGGCCGGAGCACCGGCGTCAGCACATGCGCACCGGTGACCCAGGACAGCCCGGTGACGACGGTGTCGGCGCGGTCGGTGAACGTGGTGCCGAAGTCGACGACGACGGTGACCTTCTCGACCGTGCTGCCCCCACCGCCACCCGGGGGCGGCGCGAAGGTGCCGTCAGCGCGCAGGAAGTTGGCTGTCCCGCCTCCGCTCGCGGGCACGAGCCCCGCCGTCGACGACGTGAAGGTGCTCAGGCGAGTGTCATCGCCCGCGGCGACGGTGCCTGCGGCAGTGCCGACGTTGCGGGTGGCGGCTGTGCCCAGGCCCAGCGTCGATCGTGCTGCTGTCGCGTCGGCATCGTCGACAAGCGAAGCGCCAAACGCCGTCATGCCGTGAGCGCCAGTCGTCGCGGCGACGTGGGCAGCAGGTGCGAAGTCGGTCGACGCGGACTGTGCAGCAGTGCCGAGTGCAAGCGCCGTACGCTGGGCAGCTGCACTGGCGGCCGTCGTCAGCGCGGCGCCTGCTGTGGTGATGCCGTGGGCCGTCGACGTCAGTGCAGCATGCGTCGCAACGGCAGCTGCAGGAGCATCGCCCAGGGCGACGGTCGCGGAGGTCGTGCCTGTCGGCAGCTGGGCGAGCGGCACCTGCGTCGATGCATCGAGTGCGGCGTACCCGTTTGCGGCGCCGCGCTCAGTCTCGCGCTGGTACTGGGCGTGAGGGTCGGCGGTGGCAATGTGGCCCGCGAGCGCATCCGCCGAGACGGTCTGCACGCTGTCGAACGAGGCCGCGACGTAGAGGTGCTTCGTGCCGGCGGCGAACGAGCAGGCACCTGCAGACACCACGTCGTTCGAGCGCGACCACGTCGGCGAGGTCCGCTGAAACGTCCCGTCGACGAGCAGGGTGCCGATGCCCTGCTCACACTGCCCAGCAGCAAGGGCGGCGCCGTCGATGGCGTCAATGCGGTACGGGATGTCTGCGACAGGAAGCGTCGCATAGGTGGCGACGTCGGCGAACGCGCGAGCGAGCACGGTCGAGCCGCCCAGCGTCGCCGGGCCCGTGCCCTCGACCGTCGTGGTCTCGCGGATGCTGTCTGCGGCGTTGACGGCCATGGGTCAGCCTCCCGCCGCGGTGTCGACGGCCCATGCGCCGAGCAGGATGGCGCCAACGGTGACGACGACGCCGGCGCCGAAGCCCATCCAGCGGTGGAGCTCGGGGCTCTCGGTCCAGTCGCGGGTCGCCGCCGCCTTCCAGGCATCGCGCAGCTGCTGCTCATCGCGCAGCTGCAGCGCCAACGCTGCCGCCCTGGACTCTGCGACCACGAGCTCACCCGCCCGGTCAGGGTCGAGCAGCACGCCGTCGTAAGGCGCAGGCTCACCCGCCACGAGCCCTACAGGGTCCGCAGAGGCGAGGGCGAAGGCGAAGGCGAAGGCGAA